GCCAGCGGACCGGCAAAGAGCCGGCCGGTGACGAGGCGAATTACGCCTGGCTGTGGATCGAGCTCAAGGGGGCCGAAAGCGCGGCTCTCGGCAAGCTCCTGAAGGCGCCCGGGATCGAGGCGAAGACAATCGCGTTTTGCAAGTCATTCCTCCGGCCCGGAATTGCGCATGAAGACTCGCGCATCCAATGGGCCAAGGTGGCGCAGTCGGCCTATGCCGCCCGCGGCTCCGCACCGCCGATCTCGACGCCCGCCGCCGACAAGGGGGACATGGTCGACGATGCGACCGCAATCGCGCAGACCCGCAGTGCGGGCGCCGGAACCACCGCAGGCACTGCCGCTGGGGGCGCAATCGTCATCACGGCTTCGAGCACCGCGGCCAAATCGTCAGCAACCGCCGCTGACTGGGTGGTGCTTGGCGTCTTCTCCGTCTCGGTCATCCTGATTGCTGCCCTAGGGTGGTGGCTGCTGACCCGCAAGGCGCGGCGCACCGCAAGAGCCCTCGAAATTGTCGCTATGCAGGAAGGAGCCGTCAAATGAGCGTGCTCGTCGATCTGTTGCTCGGGCTGGGCGGTAAGGCGCTGGCCAGTGTCATCGGCAAGAAGTTCGGGCCGGAAATGGGCGATCTGTCCAAAGCCGCGATCGAGGGGCTGGCGCAGATCTTCGGCGCCGAGCCGACCGAGGAATCAGTCACTGCGAAAATGCAGGAAGTGCACCAGGCAGACCCGGCAAAGGCGGAGGCGTGGGTAGCCTATGCCGAGGCCGACATGGCGCCGAAGCTGCTCGCCTATGCCGAGATCCTCAAGGCAGGAAACGAGCAGCAGCGTCAGACCAACGATCTGCTGCTGGCCGAGCAGAAAGAGGGCGGCCCGGCGGCCTGGTGGCTGTGGCTCTGGCAATATCTGCTGATGGGGTTCTGGGCCTGGTCGATCCTGCTGGTGCCTCTGGGCAATGCGGTGCTGCGGATTGCCGGTCAGCCGGCCGCGTTGATCGCGCCCGACCTGACCATCCTGATGACGCTCACCGGCGCCTATCTGGCGCTGCACATGGGCGGCCATACGGTCCTCGAACTCATGCGGGGCGGTACGTTTGGCGCGTCCGGGAAGGGCAAGAGCTGATGGATGTCACTCTTCTCGCCGGCCTTGCGGCCCTGGCGGCGGCCATCAATTCCGGGCTTACGGTCTGGAACTTCGTGCAGTCACCCAGCCGAAAGAACGCCGAGCAGCTGGCAAGGCTGACAGAGGCGATCTCCGACCTGGCCAAGACCGCGGCAAGGGAAACCAAGTTCGTTGATGACCGGGTCGACGAGATGGTCTCTCGCGTCAATGCGCTCGAAATCGTCATCAACCAATTGCCCGACAGGGACAGCCTGCACCGGCTCGAGATGTCGCTGACGACCCTCAGTGGGCAATTGAACGCCATGAACACCCGGCTGGACCCGATCGACCATCTTTCCCGCCGCCTGCAGGAAATGCTGCTGGAGAAAAGCCGATGAGCGGGCATGACGTCCAGCGCCGGGAGGCCCGGCTGATCATTCTGCGGTTCCTGGGTGAAGAGGTGAACCGTACGTTGACCTCGACGGCGCTCACCATCCAGCTCAACCAGATCTTCCTGATGAACAAGGACCGGCCCTGGGTTGAGCAGGAGCTTGCCTATCTCCAGTCGATGGGCGCTGTCGATCTCAAGGATGCCGGATCGATCAAGATCGCCCGCCTGACGCGCCACGGCGCGCGCCACCTCTCCTGGGGCGTAACCATTCCGGATGTGCTGCGCTCATCGGAGCCAATCGTGCTGCCGGAATCCGAGGGCTGATATGGCTGTCGCTGGCCGTGGGCGATTGAATGCATTCGACCTGCTGCCTCCGGAGGCGGACGAGGACGTGCTCTGGGTGTGCCAGGAGTTCTATGCCCGCAAGCGGCCGGTGAACGATATCCATATCGAGTTCACCGAGCGCCTGGTCGCCAAGGGCATCGAGCCGATCAAGCGAACGGCATTCTATGAGCAGGCCGCTCGCCTGTCTCAAGCACAGCGGCGTCTGCGCAACAGCCGCGAACTGTTCGCGGGCCTGGCTGATCAGTTCACTCCGGAAAATGTGGATGATCACACCGTTGCTCTGGGCGAGTTCCTCAAGTCGCTGATCAGCGAACTGACCGAGGATGGAGCCGGCCAGCGCGGTACGCAAGAGACCATGGAACTCGCCAAGGCTTACCAGGCCACGGTCTCGGCGCAGAAGATCTCAACTGATCGCCGGCAGAAGCTTGCGAAGGAGTTTGCCGAGGGGACTGCCAAAGCCGTCGAAGCGGTGGCGAAGGCCAAGGGCCTCACCACTGACACCGTCGAAGCCATCAAGAGCCAGATCCTTGGAGTGGGCAAATGATCCTGAAACTGACCAATGACCTGGCCATCGATCCGGCCGAAGTGTCGTCTCTGGCCTGGGACAGCACCTATGACGGCCGGCGCACGCTGGTCATCACCATGAAGAACGGCAAGGAGCACCGGCTCAAGAACGACGGCTATACCGACGCCTATGCCGTCGAGAAGCTGCTGCTGAAAGCCAGCGCGGCCGCGAGGGACTGATGCCCCATTGCTGCGCCTGCGGCGCCCTCACGCCCCTGATCACGCTCCACACCCGCGCCGGCGCCTTCCATGTGCCGGAGACGCATTGCCTGTGCGACGCTTGCTGGCGCCAGGTGCCGGGCTGGTTGCGGGTCGTAGTCAAGGCCGATGCCCGCGGGTTTGAGGCTCTGCCCTCCCTGGGCAGCTTTGTGCCGCTGGCACGGGGCTGGGAACTGGCGATCGCCGAGGCGCGCGCAAGAGCGGAAAGGCGGGCGGCATGAAAGACATGACCGGACGGTTGCGGTGTTGCGTCCCCGGCTGCGGCCGGACGTTCAAGGTCGACGATTCTGACGAAGTCATCTGCGGCAAGCACTGGCGGCTTGCCGATATGAGGCTGCGGCGGCTGGTGACAAAGGTGCGGCGCAAGGCCAAGAAGATGGGCTGGAGCAGCCAGCTTGTGGCGCTGGATCAGAGGCTCTGGCTCAAGGGCAAGTCTCAGGCAATCGAGCGGGCGATGGGCCTATGAGCGGACAGTTTTCGAAAGAAGACTGGGCACGGCTCCGCCGGGAGTCGCAGGCGACGATTGCCGGCATTGGCACGGTCGAGCTCGTCAGCCTGCCCAAGGTACTGCTGCCCTACCAGTCGAAAACGATCGGGCTGCTGGAATCGGTCGGCACAAGCGTGCTCGTGGTCGAAAAGAGCCGGCGCATCGGGCTGACCTGGGCGCTTGCCGCCTATGCCGTGCTCAAGGCCGGCCGGCAGAAAGCCGCCGGCGGCATGGACGTGATGTATATCTCCTATTCCCAGGAGATGACCCGCGAGTTTATCGACGCCTGCGCCATGTGGGCGCGCGCCTTCGCCACGGTCGCGATCGAGACCGAGGAGTTCCTCTTCGAAGATGGTGGCGAAGGTGGGCAGGCCATCAAGGCCTTCCGCATCCAGTTTGCCTCCGGCTTCGAAGTGCTCGCCCTATCGTCGGCGCCGCGTGGCCTGCGCGGCAAGCAGGGCGTGGTGATCATCGACGAGGCGGCCTTTGTCGACCAACTGGGCGAGCTGCTGAAGGCCGCCCTCGCCTTCCTGATGTGGGGCGGCCAGGTCATCGTCTGCTCCACCCACAATGGCGCCGAGAACGACTTCAACGTGCTCGTCCAGGACATACTCGGCGGACGAAAACCCTATGCCCATGTGCGGATCGATTTTGACGATGCGCTCAGGGACGGGCTCTATCAACGCATCCGCCTCGTGCGCGGCAAGGAATGGACGCCTGAGGGCGAAGCGGCCTGGCGCCAGGAGATCATCGACTTCTATGGCGACGGCGCAGACGAGGAACTGTTCTGCGTGCCGAGCCAGGGCTCGGGCGCCTGGCTGACCACACCGCTGATCGAAGCGCGGATGACGGTGCCGCCGGAGCGCGGGCCAATCCTTCGGCTTGAGCTGCCGCCCGACTATCTGCACCGGCCTGAGCTCGAGCGGCGATCGCTGCTGCGGCCGTTTATGGATGAGCTGAAGGCGGCGCTCGAGAAGCTCGATCCGGACGAAGAGCATTCCTTCGGCTTCGACTTTGCGCGGGTCGCTGACCTCTCGATCGGCACCCTGCTTGCAAAGCAACGGAACCTGACCCGCCGCGAAGCGCTGACGATCGAGCTGCGCGGCGTGCCGGGCGATGAGCAGAAGGCGATCGTGCGCGAGATCCTGCACGCGGCGCCCCGGCTCACAGGCGCCGCGTTTGACGCCACCGGCATGGGTTGGACGGTGGCCGAAGACATGGGCCGCGAGTTCGGCCTCTGGGACAAGACGGAAAATGAGACGGGCCTGATCCGTGCGATCAAATTCAGCCAGGATTGGTACCGTACCGAAATGCCGCCCTTGAAGGTGGCGTTCGAAGACGGCGCGATCCTACTCATCCGCGACGATGACCATGTCGGCGACCTGCGGCTTGTGAAGGTGATCCGCGGCATCCCGATGGTGCCGGAGGCGCGGACAGCGGAAAAAGGTGACGGCAGCAAGAAGGGACGGAAGCGCCACGGCGATTTCGCCATCTCGCTGGTGCTCGCCTATTACGCCTCGCGGCAGGCCTGGGCCGAATATGGCTACACGGCGGCCGCGACCGAGCAGAGCCGCCAGGCAGCGAGCGGCAGGCTGCGGATGGAGCTCGGCCCCGATGACGATAACGAAGTGCGCGGCCGTGACTGGTGGACACCGCCCGCCGGTGCAAGACTGAGAGGATCGATCTGATGGCTGAGTATTTCCAGGGGCTGGTGGATGCCCGCGGCCGGCCGATCGAAAAGCAGGCGCTGCGCGAGGAGATGGGCGGGCCGACCCTGTCGGGTGTGCGCTCGCCGGTGACGAGCTATCCCGGCGACGGGCTCGACCCGCTGAAGCTCGCCTCCATTCTCAAGGAGGCCGACCAGGGCAACCCGCTGCGGGCACTCGAGCTCGCCGAAACGATCGAGGAGCGCGATCTGCACCTGGTCGGTGTACTGGGCACCCGCAAGCGGTCGGTGGCGCAGCTCGAGATCACGGTTGAGCCGGGCTCGGAAGACGCCGAGCATGTCAAGCATGCCGACATGGTGCGCGAGTGGGTGAAGCGCGATGAGCTGGGCGACGAGCTTTTCGACATGCTCGACGCGATCGGTAAGGGTTACTCATTTACCGAGATCATCTGGGACAGGGCGGCCGGGCATGAATGGTATCCGGCGCGGCTCGAGTGGCGGGATCCGCGCTGGTTCGATTTCGAGCTCTGGAACCTGACCCAGCCGCGCCTGATCACCGAAAGCGGGCAGCGCGAGCTGCTGCCGGCGGGCAAGTTCATCTACACGCTGATGAAGGCCAAGAGCGGCATTCCGACCCGTGGCGGGCTGATGCGGAACATCGCCTGGGCGTGGATGTTCAAGGCCTTTTCAAACCGCGATTGGGCGATCTTCAGCCAGAATTACGGCCAGCCCATCCGCGTCGGCAAATACGGGCCCGGGGCCAGCGACAGCGACAAACGTTCGCTGCTCCGCGCCATCTCGAATATCGGCGGCGACATGGCGGCGATGATCCCGCAGTCCGATGAGCGGGTTGCTCCGCTGGAGCAATGGCATGACGAGATGGCATATCCTCC